GCAAGAAGCACACCAAAAGACAGTAGCAGCACTGCAAGACCAGTGGCCCGCGGGAGTGCCGATGCCATGAAGGTTGTGCAAAAGCCTGTGGACAAATTAATACCCTACATTAACAACAGCCGCACCCACAGCGATGAACAGGTGGCGCAGATTGCCGCAAGTATTAAAGAGTTCGGCTGGACAAACCCGATATTGGTTGACGGGGAGAACGGCATCATTGCAGGCCACGGGCGGCTGATGGCGGCAAGGAAACTGGGTTATACCGAAGTGCCAACCATTGAGTTGAAAGACCTGACCGAGACCCAGCGCAAGGCATACATCATTGCTGACAATAAATTGGCATTAAATGCTGATTGGGATAAAGACATATTAAAAATTGAATTTGGCGCACTTGATGCCGCAGGGTTTAACTTAGAATTAACTGGATTTATAGGGGATGATTTAACTGAGGCTATGTTTGGTAAAGATTTTGTATTAGAACCTCCTGACGAGTTTAAAGAGGTTGATGAAACAGAATTAGAGAAAAAGTGTCCACGATGCGGGTTTGAGTTTGATGAGTGATTATGTCATTCCCTCAATGACTGACATAAAACTGTCGGCAAGCAAAAACTTACCAAAGTTTGAAGTGGTGAGTCTATTTGCTGGCGGCGGCGGTTCCTCGACTGGCTACCGAATGGCGGGTGCTAAAGTTTTAGCAATTAACGAGTTCATACCTGAAGCCATTGCGACTTATCGTGCCAATTGGCCTGACACAATTATTTTGTCTGGTGATGTTAGAAAGTTAACGCCCGAACACATCCTGACTGAGATAGGGAAGCAAAAGGGCGAGCTTGATCTACTCGATGGCTCGCCGCCTTGCTCTGCATTTTCGACTGCTGGCGCTCGGGAGAAGGGCTGGGGCAAAACCAAAAAATACTCTGACTCTGAACAGTCGAATGTTGAAGACTTGTTTTTTGAATATACCCGAATCCTGCGCGGAGTAATGCCAAAAGCGTTTGTTGCCGAAAACGTGGCTGGTCTTGTTAAGGGAACGGCAAAGGGCTATTTGAACGAAATCTTGCGTGAGTTGCGCTCGTGCGGTTACGAGGTGTCATGCAAGATTCTTGATGCCAAGTGGCTTGGCGTTCCACAGTCGCGAACTCGTGCAATTTTTATTGGGGTTCGCAACGACCTATGGCAAGCGGCCTATAAAGGCAAATTGCACCCAGAACCGAAAATTAAAACTGTTTCGCTTAAAGATGCTTTTATTGGCCTTAATGTAAGCGACCAAGATAAAAACGAAACAGACATTGGTAAATATGCTGTTTTCCAAGAATTAAAAAAACTGCGAGAAGGCGGTCAATCTAAAAAGTATTTCCAGCTTGTTAAAGCACACCCAAATATGCCGTCTGGGTGTATCACTGCAAGCTCTGGAAATATTGGAATTGCCTGTGTAAAACACTGGGACAACCGAGCGTTTACCGTATCAGAGGTAAAGCGCATTATGTCAATTCCAGACGATTACATCTTAACTGGCACTTACCAGCAAAAGGTCGAACGACTTGGACGCATGGTTGCGCCCTTAATGATGAAAGCCGTAGCCGAGAACCTTAACAACCTTGGAGTATTCAATGCAAGACATCCCAAATGACTGGACGTTTAAAACATCTGGTGTGGCAGATCAGTTTGATCGCCACGTGCGAGAGCAGCTGCCTTGGTACGAACTTGCTACTGGCTTGACCGCACACGTAGTGCGTCATTATCTGCCCGAAAACGGGTTGATCTACGACATAGGCGCATCAACTGGTAATATCGAAAAGTCGCTGGATAGCATTATTGAAAAGCGTAAGGCAAGATTTGTGCCTATCGACAACAGCGAAGCAATGGCCGAGAAATATAAGGGTAAAAGTCAATTGGTTATTACTGATGCAGTGCAATATGATTACGAGCCATTCGATGTGGCTATTCTGTTCTTAGTGCTTCAGTTCATGAGCATCTCAGATAGAAAGAAACTCTTGCAAGACCTAATGTCAAAAGTTAAACCAGGCGGCGCAATTATTGTTTTTGATAAATTACTTGTCGAGGGTGGTTACTTTGCAACAGTAATGCGCCGAGCAACGATGGCTGGTAAATTATCAAGTGGCACACCAGCCGAGGAAATCGTTGCAAAAGAATTAAGCATCGGAGGAGTGCAAAGACCATTACCAGAACGTTATTTTGATTTTGTAATCCCAGACGCAAAAGAAATTTTTCGCTTTGGTGAGTTTGCTGGTTTTTTAATCGAGCGGCATGAATAAGTAGTAACATCGCGCAAATTCCCCTCTATAAATGAATCACACACACAAACCCACAGACAAAACCCGCAAACTGGTTGAATCCAGCAGCGGATTAGGCTTGCCGCACGAGTCCATTGCCTGCTTGGTGGGCATTGATGACAAGACCCTGCGGAAGCATTACAGGAACGAGCTGGACATGGGCAAAGCCAAAGCCCACGGGCAGATTGCCAAGACGCTATACAGCAAAGCCGTGGGTGGAGACACCACAAGCCTTATCTGGTGGACAAAGACACAAATGCGCTGGGCTGAGACTGTTAAGCAAGAACACACTGGTGCAGATGGTGCGCCCCTGCTGTTTGAGCGCATCGAGCGTGTGGTGGTGGATGCAAAAAATACTAAAGATTGATACGCCTCGCTGGGCATTGCCACTGACAAGCCCCAGCCGATATAAGGGCGCATGGGGTGGTCGGGGCAGCGGTAAGTCCCACGCCTTTGCTGAGTTGATGATTGAGGAACACATCATGGACCCCAAGCGTAGAAGCGTTTGCGTCCGTGAAATACAGAAGTCCCTTAACCAATCGGTCAAACGCCTACTTGAAACCAAGATTGAGGCCATGAACGCAGGGGCTTACTTTGAGGTCCAAGATTCGGTCATTAAGTCCAAAAAGGGCGATGGGGCGATTATTTTCCAAGGGATGCAGAACCACACCGCCGACTCGATTAAGTCGCTGGAAGGGTACGACTGCGCTTGGGTGGAGGAAGCCCAGTCATTAAGCCAGACCAGCCTTGACCTATTGCGGCCAACAATCCGCAAACCCAACAGTGAACTGTGGTTTACATGGAACCCTCGCCAGGAATCCGACCCAGTGGATTTTCTATTGCGTGGGCCAGAACCGCCAGCCAGTGCTACGGTCATCAAGGTGAACTTTGGGGAAAACCCGTGGTTTCCACAAGTCCTGAAGGACGAAATGGAGTACGACAAACGGCGTGACCCTGACAAGTATCAGCACGTTTGGATGGGTCAGTACTTGCGAAACAGCAATAGCAGGGTATTTAGAAACTGGAAGATTGACGATTTTGAAGCCCCAGCAGAGGCAATCCACCGACTGGGTGCTGACTGGGGGTTCTCTGTTGACCCGACAGTTTTGGTGCGATGCCACATTATTGGGCGCACCCTGTACATTGACTACGAGGCGTACATGGTAGGGTGCGAGATTGTCAACACGCCTGAATTATTCATGCAAGTACCAGAGGCCGAGAAGTGGCCTATCGTTGCCGACTCAGCCCGACCAGAGACCATCAGCCACATGAAACGCAATGGCTTTCCCAAGATCATGACTGCGGTCAAAGGGCCAAAGTCTGTCGAGGAAGGCATCGAGTTCTTGAAGAACTACGACATCGTTGTTCACCCGCGGTGTATTCACACCATTGACGAATTGAGCCTGTACAGTTATAAATCAGACCCATTGACTGGGCGAATCCTGCCCCAGCTTGAGGACAAAAAGAATCATGTAATTGATGCTTTGCGGTATGCGTGTGAGGGCATCAGGCGGTCAGCGGTAACAAAACCAGCTACATTTACGCCATTGCCCAATGTCAAACGCTGGTAGATAATCGCCCCAAAAGGACAAATATGGCACGAATACCCAATGACCAACGCCTTGCCAATCTGCACGCTGAAGCACTGCGGCAGTTCAACGACATACAAACTGCGCTGCGGGATGAACGCCTGCAATGCCTGCAAGACAGACGGTTTTATTCTCTCTGCGGCGCACAGTGGGAAGGCCCACTGTGGGATCAATACGAAAACAAACCCAAGTTTGAAGTCAACAAAATCATGTTGGCGGTCATTCGCATCGTCAATGAATACCGAAATAACCGCATCACCGTTGACTATGTAAGCAAAGACGGGACAGAGAACGACAAGCTGGCCGAAGTCTGCGATGGCCTCTACCGTGCTGATGAACAAGCATCGGTGGCTGATGAGGCTTATGACAACGCCTTTGAGGAAGCTGTTGGCGGTGGCATTGGCGCATGGCGTTTGCGGACTGTCTACGAGGACGAGGAAGACCCAGAGAACGAACGCCAGCGCATCAGGTTCGAGCCAATCTTTGATGCCGATAGTTCTGTATTCTTTGACTTAAATGCCAAGCGGCAAGATAAGTCAGACGCGAAGTATGCTTTTGTGGTCACCAGCATGACCCGTGAAAGCTACAAAGAAACCTATAACGATGACCCAACGGACTGGCCGAAGATCATCCACCAGTACGAGTTTGACTGGGCAACGCCTGATGTTGTATTTGTTGCCGAGTACTACAAGGTCGAGGAAAAGACCGAGGTCATCCGTATATTCGAGGCCATTGATGGAACTGAAGAACGCTACACCCAAACGGACTTTGCGAACGATGAGACGCTAGAGGAAACCCTGATGGCAGTCGGCACTCGTGAGGTGCGCCAAAAGCGTATCAAGCGGATGCGGGTTCGCAAATACATCATGTCGGGCGGCAAGGTACTGGAAGATGCAGGCTACATTGCAGGCCGAAACATCCCCATCGTGGTGGTCTACGGCAAGCGGTGGTTTGTGGACAACATCGAGCGATGCATGGGTGCTGTGCGCCTGGCTAAAGATGCCCAACGCCTCAAGAATATGCAACTGTCCAAGCTG